GGGCACCGCCCGCTCTGTTTGCGTGTTTGCCCACTGCCAGCTTCGGGGTCGTCACCATTCGTGCTCGATTTTCAGTTCGGAGTGTATCAGGTTTCGAGGACATATTATCATTTTTTGTTGCTTTTTGATTTCGCATTTTTGAAAACGGTGAGGTTGCGCGTGAGTTTACCCTCCTGCCAGCTTCGGGGGTCGTCACCATTCGAGCATGAATGATGACACATTACCATTTTTTGATTTCGCATTTTTGAAAACGGTGAGGTTGCGCGTGAGGTTACCCCCTGTCAGCTTCGGGGTCGTCACCATTCGAGCATGATGACACATTACCATTTTTTGATTTCGCATTTTTGAAAACGGTGAGGTTGCGCGTGAGGTTACCCCCTGTCAGCTTCGGGGTCGTCACCATTCGAGCATGATGACACATTACCATTTTTTGATTTCGCATTTTTGAAAACGGTGAGGTTGCGCGTGAGGTTACCCCCTGTCAGCTTCGGGGTCGTCACCATTCGAGCATGATGACACATTACCATTTTTTGATTTCGCATTTTTGAAAACGGTGAGGTTGCGCGTGAGTTTGCCCCCCCCCCTGCCAGCTTCGGGGTCGTCACCATTAGAGCATGAATGATGACATATTACCATTTTTTGATTTCGCATTTTTGAAAACGGTGAGGTTCGCGGCCCCCCCAACGCGGACGGAACCCTGCCTTCGCTTTATTTTTAATTAATTAAATAAAATTTATTTTTAATATTTATTTTTTTATTTTTAATTAATTAAATAAAATTTATTTTTAATATTTATTTTTAATTATTTAAAGAAATTTTATTTTGTATAATATATACTGATAAATTAAAAAAATAAAAATGAGTTTAGATAGAAGCGATCCAAACATTGATAGTCTTAATGCGATTTTACCTTGGGGATATTCAATTTTTACAAATGGCCCAAGATCAGATTTTAATATGAAAGATGCTATGTTTGTAAAAGATGCGATAATTGAAATGATTAAATGTGCACCTCTCGAATATTCACATATATATTATTTTGGTCATCGAGCTATTCGTTATCATACTATCTGTTATGAACGCCACCAATTTTTAAAAATAACACATATTAAAGAAATTGGTTATATTCATACAGATAATGAATATAAAGAGTTTTTATCACGAAATGGAGGTCAATCTGTTTTTAATATTAGATATAAAGATAAAAATTATAATATTGGGTTTATTACATTTACTTATGAAGAGAAAAAATAATTAATGGGGGTACATCAAGATTAAATCGATTTTACCCTGATCAATAGGATATGTTACATACCTTGCATTTTTTTGTGGTTCCACTTGGCGGAATCTAAAATGGTTTTTTTTAATATCCACTTTTTCGTGACTGTATCCATGGCGGATTAGCCAGTCAATAGCCATATCAACTGTAAAATATTTTCTACTAAATAAAATAGATTGGATCATGGGTTTATTCTATTCTAGACTAAACGATATATATTATTATATATTTTTTTTTAATTGTTATTATTGTTGTTCATATTGAGACTATCTGTATATTCAACTACTATTTCATCAGGTGTTACCATATCATCTGGCCCGAATAATTCCGCGAATTGGTCCGATGATAAATGCCTATTTTTTATACGCGCTACGCACCATCGGCCACATGTGTTTATACCCTCAACTTCGGACTGTAACTGATGGTCGTTATAGTCGCATTCATAAGGTGAAATTCCCATAAGATGGCTTAAGTAACCGAAATTTTGACCACTCTTTATTCTAAATTTTTTAGCTATATCTTCCAATTGGTCATCGGGAAAGATAGCGTAACTATCAAAAAAGTATAATACGCCATCTTCTTTAAATATACAGCACCAATGGCCGAATTGTGGCTGTTGCATATATAATATAACAGCCGCGCCATGTGGACCTAATACTCCATCTATGGTGTCATAATTATATAATTCTGGATAAGTCATTACTTGCACCTTTCCATTTAACTTATTTGAAATATCAGTGTTTGAATAACATATATTCATGGTTTATTTTGTATCAAACTAAACTATGGTTTATTTTGTTCCAAACTAAACTATATTTTATTTAATAATATTATTTATATATTAATATATAGTTTAGTTTGGAACAGAATAAACAAAATGTCATTCGACGATCTCACCACTCGCAATATAAACTGTGAAAGTTTCAACAATGTGCCAGTTAATATGGTTGCCCCATATTATATCAACCAAACATTAGCACCTGCGGCTTTTGGCTACTCTTCAGGAACTGGTGCTTGTTTTTCTGCACAAATAGAAGATAGTATACCATGTTTTGGACCTGCTGCATTACCAGCACCTAGTACTACACCATTAACCTTATTATCAACTCCACTTAATTTTGGTAGTGTTTTATTTTCATTACCACAAAATGGTTATATTTTAAATGGTGTTTGTTTAGCTGATTCAAGTTTTGGAATATTTACATTGATTATTAAAATACATAATACCGATACAACATTTGTTATTTCTCAAGATGTCGACACATATTTGTCAGGACCTGGTATTGCAATTTTTAATGCATCGTTTGCTTGTACCACAAATGGATATACCACAGTAGAAGTTCAGATTGTATCAAACGGTAAAAATGCATCTTCAAGTGACTACAACTTTTATTTCTTAGAGCCAATGACTCTTAGTAGTATTAATTCAGATTTGGCTATGTTAAAAAATATGAAACCTAGTATTTCTACTAAATTAATAAAGCGAAATAATAATAAATTAAAAAAATAATAATATAATAATATAAAATGAGTTTTGATATCATCCAAGCAACACTTGTTGAAACCGAAGATTTGGGATTAACAACCAACCCAGTTAATACAGCATTTATAACCACATTAAATAGTGTTGGCGAACCAGTAGCTAATGCATATATAACAAATATTAATGGTGCGCCAGTATCAGCACTTAGTCTATTACCTTATGAATCTGTGCATTGGTTCATTTCGCCAACTACATTTGGATATAGCCCAGCATTACCCGGACTCACTAATAAATATTTAAACGCTTATGGAAACTGGCCCATTTATTGGGTATCATGTGATACCCCACCTACTACATACCCTTCTACATTTACTGTTCCAACTATTAATAATTGTAATTATGGAACAGTACTTTGTACATTACCACCTGGTGATTTCTTAGTTAGTTTTAATCTTTTACAAACAACAGGTGCTGGTATCGCTACAATTACAATTAATGGTACTGTATACACATTAGATTTATACACATCAAATGGCAATCCACAAAATGCTGCCTATTCATTCCCAGTTACAATTGCTAGTCAAACTATGAATAATTTAAGCATTAATTTGCAATGTTTAGGTAAAAATGGGGCTTCGTCTGGATTTGACATAGCGATGTCCGATGGTATATATGTGGACGCTAAAAATACAACAACGCCATAATATGAGTGGAAAACACAACCAATTTAAATTTAATATTTTTTTTTCTATAATATATAACAGAATAAACCAAATGTCTTTTGACGATATAACAACCCGAAATATTAATTTAGATACTATTAATAATTTACCATATCCAACATCAGATGTGCCGGTGGTGCCTTCTATCGCATTTTCGCCAGGTATGTTTGGCTATAGTTCAGACGCCCAGCGATGTTTTACACCTGGTCAATCCTCCAGTTTATTTTATTGGGATGTTGCAAGCTTACCTTGGCCATCAGCAACACTCGCAAGTGCTACATCAACTACCAATTTTGGAACGGTCACTTTAAGTGTGCCTCCTGCCGTTTATATGTCTGTTTGGAATTTTAAAGGTTATCCAGATACTGGTATTGCACGTATTACAATTAATGGCGTATCTACAAATTTTGATACATATAAGGCCAACGTTGATAACTTCCAATTTTTAACTGCATGGATTCCATTTTTAATTTCTGGTGAAGGTTACCAAACCGTAACAATTAATTTATCTGTAAATGGCAAGAATGGATCATCTAGCGCTTGGCAATTATCGCCAGTTGGTAATATAACATTAACAGCAGTTCCTGCATCATATGCATCTAAAATATTATCTAGTGTGCAGCCCTTAGCGACATTATCTATTTCTGACAAAAAAAATAATGAAGATATGGACGATTTCGAGGAAGTTTAGGTTTAATATTATTTTATTTTTTTTTTCAGTTGTTAAACCTTATCTATAACCTAATAAATGTTGTTTTGAAACTCGTTTACCTCCGTAACCATAAGCTTGGGCGACTGGTGCTAATGGGGCCGTTGATGGATGGGCTGCCAGTGCTGAAGATAAAATGCCGCGTTCTTTGGCAAGATTAAATGCTGCTTTGCCAACATGTTTAGCAGCATTTAATGCTTTTGATAAAAACGAGGCGCCACCATAAAAGTTAGTTGAACGTTCCCATTCGACAGCTTCTCCTCCTTCTTTTGTGCGTTCAACATCCGCAGGAGATAATACAGAGTCTTGTAAAAATGTATTTTGATTTTCAATTGTCATTAAACCATCAGCAATTGTGCAAACATACATAGTAAAGTTGATATTTTCAACTGGATTTAAATTTGTAAAGTTAACTTGGACAGTTAATTGTTTAGTGGTGCTAACACCGGGGGCTTCTGATGTATTCTGTAATGCAAGAGTGGTTGGTACATCGATAACCATAATTCCACCAGTATATTTAGACCATTCAATAAATGACATTTCAAGGCCAGAATTTCTGGACATTTGGTATAATTGCTGAGGAGTTGCACTGGCGAGAATACCCGTTTGATTGTCCCAAGTAATATTAATACTATTAATACCAGCGAATACATCAGATGTAGTGGCGGTTAAATCTTGATCTTGGCGTCTAATAAATACCAAAATACGACGGGGGATATAAGGTAATTGAATATTTGGTGCAGTGAATGTTTGAGTAGCATTACTTAAAACAGTACCAATAATTGTAGGATAAACAGTAACCGATGAGTATTGATAACTTACTTTTGTTGGTACAACCATATTTTTGGGAGGTGTAATATAATTTACTAAAATTGCTGGTTTTGAGGCAATAGTTGCATTATATGTAGTAATAACACCGGCGTTTGCATTAACAGCATTATGAGACCAAATACGGGGCAAATTGCCTAAAATAAATGTTAATGTAAATTGTTGTATTCCAATAAATGCTTTTAAGTTATCATCCTTATATGAAAATGGAGACAACCAGAGAGGCTCAGTAACTGTAAAAACAACAGTAGCTGATGTTGCAGCACCGGGGGCAACTAATGGATCGGTTAAAGAATCAATCAACCAACCACCGCGAGGCAACCAAGATTTAGAACCTTGACCAAATGCGGCGAGTGGATCATTAGTGATACCGAGTGATTCATCATAATTTTGATTATAATATTGGTAAACATCCTGAGTTGCAGGTGTTAAAGATAAATCAGTTTTAAATCTCGAATCGTCTAAATTACAGTGTAAAAGGGCTGTTATTAATTGATAATTATTTTGAGAAACTGAGGAATTGTTAATATTGATTGATAATGTCTGTGTAATTTGAGCAATTGGACATGATCTGGGCGCATCATAGGTGCCGATATTGAATAAGTGCCCATTTGCACCAGCGGTACCTGTACAAACTAAGCTAAATTGCATACGAACGTACATTTGGCGATTTACGGCAACTAATGGGCTTGGAGGTTGAATTTGAAATTGCACTTGATTGTTGCTGTAGTTATCAGTTGGGATGCTTTGAAATGTGTTTTGAAAAGATCCCTCAAGTACGGCAAAGTTGCTATCTTCAGTCCATTTTAAGCGGCGATCTGGAACTAAAACTGGGTGTATATTTTCTCCGATTGATTGAGACATTTTAATTACTTTATATTTATATTTATTAAAAAAAATATTTAATTAAATTTAATATTATAATTGTTTCTGATGTTCACAATAATTTTTATATAATGATTTTTTGACAAAGGCTAACTTGATTGAAGTTTGGGTGAATGGTGGAGTATAAAATATATATTCATTATTTGCTTCGTCGCGCCAAAATACCACTAAGTCTAATTTATTAGAATCTCTGCCCAATAAATCAATTAATCTATATTGAGATGTTGGAGTATATAAAAGGCCACCTCGCCAACCTGCAGCATCTGATGGTGCCTGATATGCGATAAAATCTGTAAATTGATTTACGGTTGGCAAACCAGAACCAGCGCTTGCTATACTATTAGAATTTATAGAATTATTAATACCAGATGTAAACTCAGATCTTACGCCTGTAGTATTGGATTTAAAACTAATAGATGAAACGCCAGCCCATCGATTAAATGCTGGGTATTCTTGAACCATATTATAATAGCTAGTATTTGTACCTGCTGCAAATGGTGCCGCTGGATTTGGTGGTAATCCACCAAATGTTGCATTACCGGGCCAACCATCCAATGTTTCAATATTTTTTCCCTGACCTAAATTATTAATTAATATTTGATAATCTTTTTTATCGGGCAAATCAGCGCCGCGAAATACACGTTGGAAATTATCAAAGAAATAATACAAAGCGCCACTCATATATATCGTGATGGGATCAGATAAGCTGCTATCATATCCTGTTTGCACATATAAACTAAATAATCCCGTGGCTTGGTTCATATACAAAAATGGCGGGCCATCTACTCCGGGTAATGATGATGTATAATTAGGAGGTCCTGCATTATATGTACCGAATAATTCAAAGGCGGTTTGAAATGCCATATTGACCATATTTAAAAATTCTTGGTAACTATAAACGGGCGATGGATAAAATCCAGGCGAAATTGTAGTGTAACCATTATATGGTACTTCGACTGTATGATCAACGCCGCCATAACTTATTGTCACGTAATATTGCAAATGTTGAAATAAAAAGATAGGTAAACTTGCACTTGGTAAATAAAAGCGAATACAACTTAAATAATAATTGCTTACGTCATCAACAATTGATGAACTTAAAGATTGATTAAATGATGTTGGAATAGTTCCGCCAGTGTTGTTTACGAATGATAAATTAAAATAGATGTTATCATCTTTTGTCTCCATTTCGACAGTTTGTTTTGCTTCTCGTTTTACTAATGCTCGATTTGCCATATTTAATTTTATATTAAAATATTTATATTATATTAATATAAAAAATAAAAAATTCGAATATGGCTTATTTACCATCACATGCAAAAAGTCAAGCCCTCGCTAATCGAGTAGCAATGATTGATCAGCGACAAGCTGAACAACATATTGCCGGTGGTTATCTTTTAGATGATCAATACATCAGCGGCGGATCATTAGGTCGAACATTAAAACGAGTAGGAAAAGCAGCATTTAGAGCAGCCAAAGAAAAGGGCGTTTTATCATCTGCATTATCACAAGCCGGCCATCCTGAATTGGGACAAGCTGCTGCTGCTTATGGATACGGCCACCCTCACCATGATATGCAACATCCCGGCCATCACACAGCTATGTTTTATGAAAATCACCCTGGGTATTTACAACATAAAGCACACACTGCTAAATTTTATAAAACTCACCCTGGATATTTTGGCGCTGCTCAATCCGGCGGTGCTATGTCAGGCGGTACTAAATCACAATGGACCGCATTTATTCATAAAAATTATGATAATTACTATATTCAAATTGCCACAGCATACCCACATTTAACCGGCATTGAACATCGTAAATTAACAATGGAAGCATTGGGTGATGCATTCCGCAATAAACACGGATTAGTACATCATCCATACATACCTCCACCAAAAAAAGAAGAAATGGAGGGCGGATATCTTTTAGACGATCAATATTTGAATGGCGGAAGACGAAAAAAGAGAGGAGGTGCTATGTCAGGTGGAACAACTAATGCATGGACACAATTTTTACATAATAATTTGTCTCAAATTCACGCCAGAGTTGCTGCACAATATCCCAGATTAGCTGGTCGTGCATTAAATAAAATGGCACTTGATGAAGCCAGCCGAATATTCCATTCGGGATAATACCGGTTTGACCACGACCTGGTCAAACCCTCCCCTTAGCTACGTGGATAATTCTTTAAAAATATTTGTATTGCTGCATCTTCTGTTAATTCTGGTTTTATATCCATTATGGCCTTTATATAGATTTTTTTATAATCCATAGTTTTTATGCCATTTGTATAAACAGGTAACTTATACATATCAGTTATAAATATAATATTTCCACTTTTTTTATTTGTAATTTTAAATGGTGGTTGTCTATGTAATAGCGCCAAGTTTAAGTTTTCGCGCCCAATTCCTATTTTATCGGCCATATCAGCCAATGATTCATAAACACAGAATACATCACTATTTATATATTTTGCAACAATAATTGGCACACTTCGTGATTTATACTTTATGCCGGTTTCACAGGGGCCCTGTGAAACACTCGGTAATACTGGTTTGACCAGGTCAAACATAGGTTCATCGATGGTTATATCAGACGCTGGAGTTAATATTGGCGTTCGGGGGCACAACAAATCATCGTAATTATCAGCCATGAGGCCAGCCAACTTTTCATGTAAACTCATTTTGTATAATTTATTTATATATTATATTAAAATAAATTTATTTAATAAAAAAAATAAATATAAAAATAAAATAATTAATTATGTTTGATAAGGTCATTATCAAACCATTAAATGAGTTGTACTTTATGCTCAGTTACATAAAATCTGGGCGCGTGTTTATGAATGGCCAACCAACGCGAGGGCTCGTTTGACATTTGTTTTATTTGTTTTTTATCAAATCCGCCGTACTTTTCCAGTAATTGGGTCATATGATATGGTGACGAATTATGAGGAAAAATCACAATCCAGTTTGACTCATTCAAATCTTTACGCGTTTCTTTGCCATTCATTGAAATATGAGTACATAAACAAACTGAAATATTTTTAGATCGGCCGGTTTCAATCAATAAATCTTTAATTCTGTATACTTCCTTACGTAATTCAGGTGGATTTATATTTTCAATATCATCAAAAATCACTAATGAATTTTCAAAATGGTGAGTATCTAATGGCTCATCTTCTAATAATGATTCATCGACGCCTAATCTTTTAACATATTTTAATTTATCGAATTCTTCGTCCTCATCTTTTTTACTAATAAGAATAATCCGATTTTTTGGAAATAATAAATGGTAGGCCTGCGCAAATTTGCCAGTCCATGTTGATTTGCCACTGCCAGAGCATCCACTACATAATATAATATCCACTTGGTTTTCTTCTTGTCTTGGTAATATTTGAAATTCGCCATTATTGGCCACTAATGATTTTTTCATGCGATCATCGATTCTTTGATTTAATGTGTTGATGTATTGTTCATATCTTGTATCAATTGGTCTAAATATATTTCCGCCTCGTTTAATATCGGCATCCATTCTTGACATGTACTCTGAAGGCATGGCTCGGCCGTCGATGTCAAAATCAGAATAATTAAGATAATCTGCGCGATTTCGCCTAATATTTGTTGGTTTGATAACGGCCTTATCAAACTGTGGTTCGAAGTCATCTATATTATTATTATTATTAAATTCTGGCTGATGAAAATACACAATTTCGAGCTTTTTAACGGGATAATCGATCTTTAATGCTACGATTGGTCGGTTCGATTCCTCTAAACTTAGCATTTAATATATTAAATTTTTAATAAATTCAATAGGGTTTTTTCAACTTATATTATTAAAAAATATATTATTTAAGTCGAAATACACCGTCCATTTTTTCTTACGCTATCATGCGTTAATTGTTCTGAATGACCTGAACGGAAATATTGACTGTGCTATTGAGCGTCCATACTGTGGCAGTGGGCAAAATACAGAACACGCCAGCTAATGTATAGGCACTCGAGGTTGAAAAATTAGTGGTAAATGAGCCACCAGTTGATGGAAACCCAGCAGCTGGTATATTAATAACTGATGTAGCAATTGGTGTAACAGTATATGTGATATTGCCTCCGCCTGCATCACTTGCCACAAATTGTCCAACTCCGACTTGTAATGAACCGGCCGATAATGGAGTATTGGTACTTGCAATTGTAACAATAATTTTAAAACTTTTACTAATTGGCATTGGAAATGTAATTATTGGCTCTTGTGTTGCAACTGGGCTAATAGCCGAGACATTAAATGATGAGAACACATAATAAGAATTAATAGTGGCATTTGTAGTATCACTGATTAATTCAGAGCTACTAAATAATGCCTTTGATTGATCCTGCCAAGCTATAATAGCTGGAGGTGTTAATGTAGCACATGCCATAACTTGATTTAATGCCGATGGAGGAACACTCGATGTTGCATATCTGGTAATAGTATCACCCCAGCCAAAAGCTCCACCTACTGCGTGAAAATTTGTATTTCCATTACTTGTTAAATTTAAATCAGTATCAGCAGCCATAATTGTAAAATCGCCGGCATTCATAGGATCAACGGTATTAATATAATTACCTAACGTATCAGATAATACAATATTTGATGTGGGATTAAAAATATTATTTGTATCAATGATAAATAATGCGTTGGGTTGCCATTCACCAGTGCCAGTTGCCGTGTTTAAATTGCCATTTGGCCCTTGTGATCCTTCACTTGCGACGTAAGGCTTATTATTAATAGTGACTGTATCAATATTTCGAGTCTTTATATCATCAAAACTCATTTTTTGTTTAGTTTTAGAATAAAAATAAACTATATATATAATGGATGAAAATATTAAAATTGAAAATATAATTAAAAGAGGATATACTCCAATTAAGCTAAGTTATTATGAATCGGGCGGCAAATTGCCCACTATTTTTATAAATGAAGAATTAGAGAATATATCATTACAAACAACAGTGGGCAATGTTATGTGGAAAATGCGCAATCATAAAGCATTAAAAACAATAACCGAAAATCAGGCATTATTTATGCTGGCTAATAAAAAAGCACTTCTGATGGCACAATCGCTGATGTCCACTGTTTATAATAGATATAAAGCCGATGATGGCTGGTTATATATTGATTTATGCCGAGAAGATACGTTTGGTTTCATAATGACCTTATCAAATGGTTTGACCACGACCTGGTCAAACCGCTAATAATATATGCTCACGAAGAGTAGATCTGCTAATCATAATGTATAAATCATTAGCTGGTAAATTTTTTAAGTCATATTCCCATATAGTATGCGATGCGCGTATTGTTTGGCCACGTGCTTTAAAACTTGTAATGCAATAAGCAGGCACAAAATCGAATAATTGGCGCTTTGTAACTTCTATGGATTCTTCCATTCCTTCTGATGGATCAAATCCTGAAAATAAAAGTATTTTTTCATGTGAAGATGAACCGCCGTTTGATAAGGCCGTTATCAAACCTATAAAGAAGACCTGGCCATTTTTATATTTAGTTTCATTTTTTGTGGACATAATGGGCATTCCAACATAATATTTATATTTAAGGCCTTGAATGACTTTATCGGCCAATGCTGACTCTTTTTTAATGTAATGTTGATTCACTTTTTCGACAACATCAATATGATAAGCAATATTGCGGCGCGATTCACCATGATTTAAAAGTGCCAATACTTTTTTTGTTTCTTCATGTGGATATGATTTATAATCTCCATTTTTAATAACGTATTGATCGATTTTATCTTGTTCTGCGTTTAATTCTGTATCTTCGCATCGTTTGTTTTCATTCAATAACAATAAATTATAGTTAACCAAAGCCATATATACTGAGTTTGTGTAAGGAAGCGCCGTTTCCCCAAATGGCGCCCCTTGCGAAAAATGACCCATTAATACAACTTTAAATCCATATCTTAATTTATTTTCATATAATAAGCGCAAATGGTGCCTTTTACAGACCATAAATTCATCAACAAATACAATATCAATATTTTTAAGTAAATATCGTTTATCTTCCACATTATCATTATCAGCAAGGCCAAGTAATGAATCAATAGTGAGGATTGGCACATCATCATTATTTGTTTTCCAACGGCCTTGGCAAACATCCTTTCTCAACTTCTCAACTACACTATGATATGGTGCAGTAAATAAACATTTTTTGCCAAGTTTCGACGCCTCTTTATATATTTCATTACCCATATATGATTTACCAGATCCCGCGCGACCATGCAACATTAAGCCATTATTAATGGCAGTTGTGATTGTATCGGCGCAATCTATATTTTTTATTTTATTTTCATTTTGTGCTACGATCTCCGGCAATCTAATGTTAAAATCAAATGTATATGGTTTAAAATCTCGTTTAATTCCACCGATAACATCAGATAATACGGGCTCATTAATAATTTTATCAACTGCGAATGAGTCAACATTTATTGCTAATATATGTTCTTGTGTTGTAACATTGAGTGCATGTTGAGCAACTTTAAATTGTGCCAATTTTAAAATCATATTTTGAATGAATGAATAATTGCATAATGTATAATCTGTGGATTCATAGATATAAGATAAGATGCCGGCGTTATCATCGGCTATATTTTCAAGTGCTACAAATTTAATTTCTTCGAATTGTGTATATTCTTTTTCAAAAATAACGCGACCAATTTTTGAATCATCGCCTTTAGCAAGAATCATTAATTCATTTAAATCAGTTGAGTTAATAATTTTTTTAATGTGTTTTTCACCAGATATGCGCATTAAGCCTATCACTTTTCTTAAAATATTGTTTGCTTCTTTTAAGCCGAAATGTTCAATAAGTTTATCAATAATAGGATTAAATGATGGTCTATTTTGTTTAGGCATTAATACGCGCGAAATATCGGTATTTGTAATATAACCACGTAATAATGCATCATTAATCATACAGGCTGGGTATAATTCATATTGGCCGTTTAAATATAGATGGCTTGCAAACATACAAAGTTTGGATATTTCATAATAATAATTAATATTTATTGGTTCGCCATTATAAGGCATTAAATCATTTTCCACATTTAATAATGGAAAATTAAATGTTTGTAAAATAGATAAATAACATTTATTCATGTCATATTGCATTTCAACTTCGCCTTTTTTAATCCATCCTCTCGCCGCTTGATATCTTGAATTTTGCAATGAGTCATAAACAGATGGTGATAAAATATCTGGCCTTGAGTGATTTTTGAATAATTCAATAACCAAAACTTGGGATGATTGACCAATTGGTAATTTTTCATTTTCAAATAAGCTAACAATTTTTAACCCTTGTTTAAAATTATCAACGTATTTAACAGCGCGACCCTTATATTCAAAACTGGTTACGTGGTTATTTTTATCGGCCGAAATAATAGGATAACAGATGCCAGCTTCTAATTGTCGCTTATGGAACCAATGCACGTTTGATTCTGTATAGATATATTCGGTGTCATCTTTAAATGTGGTAGATTCTAACTCTTGCATAGATGGTATATATTCCCATTTTTCTTTGTCATGAAAAACGGCCGATGGATGAACAGTCATTAATTTATTATTATCAATTTTTTTATCATCCCATCGGTAAACATGTTTATTTGTAATTACAATGGATAATCCACCAAGTGCCGATGTTTTATGTTTTCGCTCAAATGTTTGTTCATATACTGGACGGGGTGCGATTTCATATATACATAAAATATTATAAATTTTTATATATTCAAAATCTAAATGTTCGGCAAGTTTAATAATTTCGTGGCCAGTAAATCCGGCTTTAATGTCACGATCACCAAATAATGAATAAATCGCTAATACTAATTCAGCGGTTGTTTCTTCGCGAGTATAAATGCGTGTTTCTTCATATCTAGTCTTCTTTTTATGGATTCTTGGTCGCTTGTGTTTATCAAATAATAAAGCATCAATAAATAAATCAGGCACGCATTCATTATCATTAACTGATAAATCGATTAATAATGGGTATTTTAAATGTTGCGCCTTATTAACTACATTTAATAGTGCATTATTTGCAAATAGTCGCAATACTTCAGCTGTTACATCTATTTGCGGCCTTACTTCATGTTCCTGTAATGCTTCGAATAATGCCTGATTAATAGGTGGCATATCTGGAACCGCTAATAAATCTCTAGCAACTTTACCAACTGGTTTAAAATCTCTTTTATTAATTGTGACTATTGGATATATAATAGCATCTATTACATATGATTGAGCAGCTGCTATTTTTCGCAATTCCTCAATATGATATGAAACTTTAAATAGTTTTGTTGTAAATTTAGTATATATAAATTCATGTCCGATTTTATCTCCAATATCAACACCACGAGATAATAAAAATTGTTTATATTCTTCAATTAAATTATTTACAATATTTGAATTAAAATTAGCAGCATTTGCTTTATTTAAACTTCCTGGTTTTGGTAAATTAATTAAATTTGGATTATTTAATAATATATCTTCATCATAATGCGCATTAATTATAGGAAACATTGGATATGCTAATATTAGGTCACGATCTAATATTGATATATTCTTAAAATCTCTTTCTGCTTTTTCTGCAATAGTTAGTTCTTCTAATGTATTATCTTTTTTACTTAATCTATCTTTTATTAATATAAATTCAAGTATCACGTCAACTTCAGAATTTATATTATAACCAGTTGTATTAATAAAGTTTCTTAATGTATCAGTAAGTGGATATGTATTAGGATTTTCTAATATATTTGTTATAGTTTGTAACAATGGTATATATTTGTGGCGAAACTGATCACTAGTTGATTTTTTTAATATATATTTTAACGAATTTAACTGAACAATATTATATTTAGATATTAAATTTTGATTTATTACTTTATCAAATAATGCGATTGTTTTGGTCATATTATTATTATTAATTATAGCTTCGAGTTCTTCATCTATTGTCTTTTCTTCAGTTTCTTGTACACGTTTTTGTGTACGTTTCATTAACTCAACTACTATATCTTGTCCCAATTGTTCTTTTACATATTTTTTAACTTCATTAATCTTTTTTGTCTCACTTATATGTTTATTTAATCTCGTCAAAAATCCAGCTCTTAATTCTTCCACGTATTGGTCATATTTGCGAATACTCGCTTCGGATACAGGGATTTTTAAAATGTTAGCAATGTATCGCCTCTTCTCAGAATAATTTTTAATATTATTAATAATATAACGCTCAGCCTGTAAATATAACTCAAACTCCCTAAGTACTAACTCCTCAACTGCTGTATATGTTGTATCAGTAAAACTCATTTTTTATTAACTTTTATTTTTACTCTTATATTAATATAAATAAATAATATTTAATTAAAAAATAAATATTAAATAATTATTATATTAAAAAAAATATTTTTTTTATTTTAAACTTCTAAGAATTCATAAAATGATATATGATTTGTTCTATGTTTATATAACATATAAAATACACCATTTGTAAGTTTAAATCTTAAATTATTATTTAATTTTGCAATAATAGATTGTTCAATCTGATTAGTTGTAAATCTGTAACGCTCAGTAAATGAAATATTAGTACTAAAAATACTAGCTAAACATAAATAAAATTTCATATCACGATCGCGAAAAATAAAAGCATATGTTCTTTTTTTATGTCCACGTATATTAAAAAGAGCGGGTCCGAAATCATAAACTGCAATTGCTATTTTTATTTTTTCATCAACGTTTACCATTTTATATATTATATTAAAAATAAATTTTATTTAATTAATTAAAAATAAAGCGAAGGCAGGGTTCCGTCCGCGTTGGGGGGGCCGCGAACCTCACCGTTTTCAAAAATGCGAAATCAAAAAATGGTAATATGTCATC